TAAATGAAATATTGAATCTGCAATTCCAACACCAGCATTAAATGTAGAAGTTGCATTAACGGTCAAACTATCACCAGAAGCATCACCTAAAGTTGTGTTTCCATTTACAGTTAAATCGTCTGTTATTGTTAGACTTCCAGATGGAGTTATAGATCCCTCTATATCTGCATAAACTTTGTTAGCATATATGTTATCCCACTTAGCATTACTTGCTCCAATATCTTGACCAGTTCCACCTCTTAATAGATTTCCATCACTATCAATTTTAAGTTTTTCTGTATCACTTATCTTAAATGAGAGAGATTCACCAGAACCTAAATCACCACCATTATCAACATTTATTTCAAAAGAACCATTATTGCTTTGTAGAGTTGTGGAATGAGTATTATCTTTAAATATAATACCAGCACCAGCATCACCACTTTCAAATTTTGCTACTAAATTTTCTGTGGCATGATATACGTGAAGTCTTTCTGATGGAGCAGCAGTTGCGATACCAACACTACCTGCAAAATATGCTGTTCCATCGGTTTTAATCCAAGCATTATCAACAAGAGTTGCTCCTGCTGCTGCTATAAAAGCATAAGATGTAGCTGCACTATCATAAGGATCCCATACTTGAAATCCACCAAAAGGACTTGAGTCAGTTCTATAATCAAATACATTACGAACTACAATTCCTGTTCTTGCTGAGACTGATCGAATATCAATGTTAGCTGCAATATTTCTTCCACCTGCATTAAGGTTAGCAGAAAAAGCTCCAGCAGATATAACAGCCGCACCGTTAAATGTTGAAACACCAGCAACCGTAAGACTTCCAATACCAGCGTGTTCATTGTTTTTGATATCTCCATCTATATGTAATTTGTGTTGTGGATTATCAGTTCCGATACCGACATTACCATTTGAATCTGTGACCAGCACGGCTGTGGCAGTTCCAGAATCAGGATTCCCGTGTGCGATTACAAGTCCATTACTATCATTATCATTTGTATCATATATTAAATTGATTCCAGAGATAGAAGCAAGAGTTACATAGTTAGAACCAGTCACTCCCAAAACTCCTGGATCATTGTCATCATCAAAGTCTAAAAATGAATTAGATGGAAATTGTCTGGTTGCAATCTTATCGCTAACATAAATGTCACCATTGACATGAAGTTTTGCTTGTGGATTATCAGTTCCGATACCAAGTTTACCATCTTTATAAATCAATCCTGTGCTATCAACTTCTACACCATCATAACCATCAGTTGCACTACCAAAATGAATATAATGAGTTCCTGAACCTGATGTATCATCAGTTATGTCAATAGTATTTGCTTTATCAATCGCAACACCAGTATCAATCGTTCCTTTAAACGTTCCAAAATATTCTTCTGCGTCAACTCTTCCTCTGTAACTAACACCAAAATTTATCGTTCCACTGTTGTTAAAAATTGATATTGCTTTATTTGTATCTGTATCCTGAGTAGAGGTTGCACTGACTGCGATTCCAGTGGGAGTTCCTGTACTAAAAATTTCTAGATCATACCTTGGGGTGGTTTGACCAATACCTATTTTATCTGCATTTACTAAGACTCTACTATCATCTATGATAGTTGAGCCTGATATTTTAATTGCCATCTACCGTCTTCGTGTTTCCACTGGGTAATTTCTTTTATTTATCAATGAGACCTCTCAATTCTTCAATTTGTTTCTGTTGGTCTTTAACAACCTCAATCAATAATCCAATCAGTCCATTGTAATTCACAGATTTTGGATCATTATTACTTACAATTTCTGGTAGTACACTTTGAACATTATCAGCAATTACACCAAGAGATGGTTTATTATCTGACTTCCAATTAAATGATACACCATCAATCTTTTTAATTTTATCAATTGGATTTTGAATAATTTGAATATTTTTTTTGACTTTTCGATCTGAAAGTGAATCAAAATTAGTCGCTGCGACGGTTCCAGCAACCTCCAATTTATATTGTGGAATTTCACTTCCAATACCAACATTACCACCTGATAATATAGTAAGTTTATTTGTCGGAACAGTAGCACCATCAGGTGTTGTTGCAAACGACAAACGTCCAGGAAAATCACTTCCACCCGTAGTAGCGTCAGTAAACGCAGTAATATTTGCAAAATCTCCTCTACGATCAGCAAAAACAAGAGTTCCAATTGTAGACTGATGAAGAACAGAAGATTGTGCTTGTATGGTTAAAACACCATATCCCGATGTAGAATCATTATTTCCACACACTATCAATCTACTGTATTGTGAATTGTTACCTAATGCTCTATCAGTTCCCCCCATTCCGATTAGTCCATTATGACCGATCCTCATTCTTTCTTTAAGAAGAGCTGTATCATCAGCAGACGTTTCAAAAATCAGTGAGCTGGGTATATCAGCCTCCGCACCAGGAGCTACAGTACCTGTTACTTGAGCTTTAATTCTTGCACCTGAATTTGCCAGGTCACCACCACCTGCTGATTGGTCGGCGGCATTGAATAGAATCTGTCCAAGAAAATCACCGAATTGAGTTGCAGTATTGGTGCCTATCGTTGGACTTTTTGACTTAGCAAAAGTCAAAGATCCTGAAGATGCATCATTTGAATATCTGATAATTGAAATTCCACATGAATCTCCTGTACCCACGACTTGTAATTGAGAATCAGCATGACCCACTACTCCCTGTATCGCAGTTCCAACCTCTCTTCCAATAAGAACTCTATCTTGGAAATTAACATTATCATAAAATGTTGAAATTCCTGATACTCTTATACCTGAAGAATTGGTTACATCAATACCACCACCAGTTACGTCAATACCACCACTAGTTGTGATTATACCAACTGTTTCTATATTAGTTACGTCCTCATATGTTAATGTGCCAGTAACCTCAAGGTTACCAGTGACTTTTGCACCACCAGAATTGATACGGAATTTTTCAGTCGTATTTCCAAATATTAAATCATCTCCATCAATTGATATATTTGCTTCTTGCGTTCCATCTTGGAAGAAATTAATTAAATTTCCATCATCAGTAGTTCGATTTATTTCAAGAGGTGTCCCACCTGCTCTTGTTATATTAACAGAGTCACCCTTTCTTGCTGTAAATCCTGCGGTTGCTCTGTCGAAAGTAGTATCACTAGTCGTTGTCACATCACCATTTGTGTTGATGCGAAGTCTTTCTGTTACATTTCCACTAGTATTTTTGGTGGATAATATCATTACTCCACCACCAACTGATTCAGATACCTGAATACGACCACAAGACTCAACCTGATTAGATTTGAGATCTATTGCAGAATTATTACTAAGATTTAAAAAATTTACTCCAGATTTATCATTCATATGAACATCAAATTTTGATGTTGGAGCAGAAGTTCCGATACCGACATCACCATCTGAGTCAATAACGAATTTTTCAACTGCATTTACAGAGAATTTTAACTCATTTTGAGAATGATCATAAACTATTCCCCCTCTCTTTCTATCGTCTCCTGAATTTCCATCTGCAAAATATATCTGCCCTAAAGTTCCATCACTATAGATGGTCATTCCACGACTGCCACCACCGTCACCAACAACAAATTTATTTGTAAGAAAATCGTCAGGAAGTGATCCACCTATTCCAACATTACCAAAAGTTGCAACACCGACAAAAGTGCTGACACCAGTTACTAGTAAATGTCCATCAACAACTAAGTCACCATCAGGAACAATTGCTCCCTGTAAGGATCCAAAAATTTGGTTAGCAGTTAGAATACCAACAGCTAATGTATTATTATTATTTGTGAGTGCCTTAACACCAGTTGGATTATCAGTTCCAATACCAACGTCACCATCTTTTGTAATGCGAAATCTTTCTATGCCTTGATTTTGGAAAATAGTAGGACTGTTATCACCATGATTTACAAATAATCCAGCAGCAGAAGACGTTATTGTTGTTCTAACAGTTGTATCGGTTGTAGTAGAAATACCTATAGTTCCACGAACATCTAATTTTTGTAATGGATTTGTAGTTCCGATACCAACATCACCACCATTAAAATAGGTATCACCATCACTGCTTATTTGAACAGTTCTTGTTCCATCAGCTTTTTGAATGTTTATAAAACCTTGAACAGTTCCTGTACCTATTGTGACTTTTGAATTAGCACTTTTTTCTATAATTTCAATTATGGGATCATCCCCAAATAAAGTCAGTTCATTAGATGGGATAGCAGTTCCAATACCAACTTTACCGTCCTGAAGAACTGTGATTGCCTCAAACTGAGTTCCCTCTTGATCATCTGCAAAGAGTGAAAGACTGTTATCATTTCCACTTCTTGATCCCATATATTTTAATGAGAATCCAAAGTTTGAATTATCAGATTCCCCATCATGATCATCAGTTGCACCATCAACTCTTAATAAAGTAAAATCATTACCAGATCCACCAGCACCCATACGTATTGCTGTTCCGTTATTACCACCATTAAGACGTATGGTTGAAGATGATTCACCAAAATCTAAAGTATATGCTGGATTTGTAATTCCGATACCAACTTCGCCATCTTGAGTTACTCTGATTACTTCAGAATCATTATTATTTCGTGTTCTAATTATTCTTAATGGAACATTTTGTGAGCCATAATCTTGCGTATCGATTTTAAATCCATAGTCATTATTTCCAGAAGCAAGAAATAAATGAGATGTGATGTCACCATTTTTTGGTCCGATATGTAATTGTGCTTTTGGATTAGTGGTTCCAATACCAACCGAACCACCAATAGAAAGAACCTCTTTCTCCTCATAAAATGTTAAATTAGAACTATCTGTTAATGTGCGACCTGCACCAACAAAAACAACACGGTCTTCCGTCAAATTTAAAATATTTACGTTATCATGAAAAGTAGCAACACCAACCACTGTTATTCCAGCACCAGTGACATGAATTCCATCTTGAGCCGTGACAACTCCAACTGAATTTACATCTGCTACGGTGCTATATGTTATAGCTCCATCAACATCCAAATCTCCCTCAATAGTTGTCTTCGTTGATGTAATACCAATGACAGTGAATCCACCTGCTCTCATAGAGAGTGTATCATTATTATGATTATAAGTAATCGCACCAACATCAGTGTCATCTGGATCAGCAAATTTTATTCTTGCTTGTTCGTTATTTGGAGATAAGAAAGAAATACCAGGATCTGTGTTCGATTCGATTACAATATTATTTGCATCACTGTCAGCAGTTACGTTACCAGCAAAACCTTTAAATACATGTAATTTACCATCTGGATCATTAGTTCCGATACCAACATTACCTGTTTCACCTTTGATTGTAAGATTAGTATTGAGAGTATCAAGAGATCCGTTTGATTGGACAAAATTAAAATCAACTGTGTCTTCACGTTTTCCTTCATCGTTGGGATCACCATAAGATAAAGGAGCAACTGCTTGAATAAATGCCTGACCCCTATTATTGTCGTCTGTATTGAAAAATCTTATTGATCCACCAGCTAGCACACCACTCGCCATGTCATTCCTGTTTGAATGCAATGTAAGAAGAGTTGCGACTCCAACACTGTTAGACACACGTTCAAAGACATGTAATTTTCCATCTGGAATACTAGTTCCAATACCAACGTTACCATCTTCTGTAATGCGAAGTTTTTCAGAAAAAGATGATCCAGAATGAACACTAAAAATAAGTGGTTCAGAATCATATGAATATATTATGGTTCCAAAATTATTCGATGCCTGAAATGCTGATTTTTTCGTTCCAGCATTGAACAATGAGATTGTAGATTCATTAGAAGCAGCATTAACTTGGAGATTATTTGTTGGATTAGTAGTTCCGATACCAACATTACCATTGAAATAAGCATCACCATCACCATCAATTTCAAATTTTAATTCATTAGTGCTTCCATTATTAGATCTTGCCTGAATTATTGGATTACCTGCAAATTCAGTTGCTCTGTAAACTTGAAGGTATGCGGTAGGATTTGTAGTTCCGACACCAACTTTACCTGCTGATGTGATGCGAACTTTTTCTCCAGAAGAACCTGTTCCACCTGGTGAAAATACTAAGTCTTCATTAGAATATGTTCTTAGTCTCCATTCAGGATTTGCTGCATCTGTATCAGAACATTGAATATTAAATGCTCCAGTTTTACTTCTAACAGAAAATATATCTACATCAGTTGCGGATGTTCCTTTATAAACGTCGAGTCGTGCAAGAGCATTATTAGTTCCAATACCAACGTCACCATCTCCTGCGATGCGAAGTCTTTCTGTGTTTGCTGTTGAAAAAACAAGTGGAACTGCGTCTGTATTACCAATTGCAAAAACACCAACTTGAGATGCACTTGCATTCGTGAATATCAATGCATTATCACTTTTACCAACACCTAATCTTCCATTATCTCCTGCATCAGTAACTCCTTGGTAATTAGCAATGAAAATTGCTGCTCCACCACCTTGAGATTGAATTTTAACTTGTTCTGCACCACTAGCACCTCCTATAAATGTAGAAACACCACTAACAGATAAACCACCTGAAGTGGCTCTAAAACCTTTTCCCGCAGTGATAATACCAATTGAATCAACGTTTGTTACGTCTTCGTATGTTAATGTACCACCAATTGATACACTATGGTCGAAAGTAGCTATTCCAGTAACAAGTAAGTTGTTTGTTGATGTAACTCCAGTAACATTTAAAGTCTCAAGATCTATCGTCTCTTGAATGGAAGTGACCTTTCCAAATATTTGATTTGCAGTGAGTATACCAACGGCAAGAACATTTGTATTACTTTCAAGGGCAGATTCAATATTTGATGCTGTCGGATTTGTAGTTCCGATACCAACATCACCAGATGCAAAAATGTCAGTTGTTTCTAATTGTCCAAAAACTGTAACTCCATAACCAGTGGTTCTTAATTTTTCATTTCCATCATTAAATAATCTTACTTCAGGAACACCACCTGGATCAAATGCTGTGATTGCTGCTTTACTTGCATCTGCACTTTTGAGATCAAAAGTATTAGTTAATAAAACATAATTAGCACCACCATTAAATTCATGTCTAAAATCTCTGGTATCTGGTTTATAAAATAAATTGACAGTGGTGCTTCCAATACCGAATGTTAATTTTGCATTATCATCAAATACTAAGTCATCAAGTGATTTATCAAATGTAATATTATGATTATTACCAGCAAATATTACATCATCATTAAATGTTGAAACACCAGATACATTTAAATTATCTAATTCTGCATGTCCGACTACATCTAACTCACCAGAGAAAGTTGTAACACCAGTAAATCGTGAATTACCAAGAACATCTAATAATCTATCGGGTTGAGTTGAACCTATACCAATTCTACTATTAGTTGAATCAAAAACAAAATTGCTTGCACCATTAACTAAACCTGTATCATCATGAAATTGAATTTGTGTTATCGTTCCACCTGCACCAGATGTTACAGCCCCTGATCCAGTCCACTTAACTCCACCTGTTGCAGTTTTTACTAAAAGATCACCAGTAGTACCTGGTTGATTATCCTCTCCATATATTGTTTTATCTAATTTTACATTTCCTACAACATGCAAGTTCTGCGTGGGTGTTGAGGTTCCAATACCTACTGAACCTATACCTATTGTATTATCAAATACAAAATTTGGAGAAGCTCCAAATTGATCATCAATATTATTAAATAAAATTTGAAAATTGTCACCTGGTGGTGCAACTTTAACTGTAACTGCAATACCTGCGCCCCCATCAGGATTTATAGAACCTACAACAGTGACAGCAGTTCCAACAAAATTTATATCCGTGATACTACTGACACCTAAATTTGGATTTGCATCTGTTCTCGGAACAACTGATCCTTCATCTCTGACAGTTACAGATCCTGGTTGTATTCCTCCTCCAATTGGAACCCAAAACCTTTCACCTGGATTACTAATTAATGAAACAATTTGATATTGCTGACCACCAGGAATTGCATCTAGTTCTGGAGGATCACCTAAATTAGGTTCTGCCTGTTCTAATCCAAGGTATTGATACCTATCAGTTGTTAGTGAACCTTGTGGAGTTCTTTTGACCCTTCCACTTAAATACTTTGGCATATTATGATGTGCTGTTCTCTAAGATACTACAGATAAATTCCATCTGAAGTGGTCCGACCAATCCACCCGTTGTTGTTACTCCAACATCAACTGTAAAGGTATTTGCAATACCTACAAAAGTTGTTACACCAACTGTTACTGATGCATTTGCTGGATCGGTGCTTCGAGGATATTTTTTTTCTTTAAAAAAATTATCTTGTGAACATTTAAAAACAAGTGACTCATTCGTAAATCGAATTGTATTGTCAGTTACAAGATTATGTGGTGCAGCTGCAGTTACAGAGAGAATTCCTGTCACAGAATCATAAGTTGTTCCCTTTACAACTTGTATTTTGTTACCATTCTGAGCACCAGACGTGACTGTGATTGCATCTTTTTCCGCACGAATAAAATTATGAAGAGATGGTCTAAAAGTATGAGGTAATGTTTTTACGATACCTGTATTTGTCTCAAAATTGGTGGATCCAGCACCAACTTTATTAACTGTAAATGCAACCTGCGGTGCAGGAAATATTGAACTTGTTATACCTGCTGTGGAATCGCAAGTAAAAGCAATTCCTGCCATTGTAATCTCATCATTTACACTAAAGTTATGTGGATCTTGAGTCGTAACTGTGGTTAAACCTGTAGTATGATCATACTTAACATCATTAATTGTTGTTATACCTGTTTGTTCACCACTGATGACAATTGAATCTGATAGGACAGCATTTCTTTGAAGAACGAGTCTACCATCTATTAAAATAATTGAGTCATTTGGAGGTATTTCACCATCCTTTATAATTCTATTATTTCTGACATTTCCTGCTGTTCTTGTAGAAACACTTGTTCTTCGATGTGTAAATGTTACAGTTGGAAAAGTATTCACCCCAACATTTGCGACCTGTGCAAACAAAACAATCGCAGATGTTCCAACTGGAGCCTTATACAATTCCTGTTGTCCTGGAGCAACTGGAACTGCAATTGTCAAAAATTTATTTAGTGGTGCGATTGCCATATTATCTTAATGCTAGTATTAATGGTGTAACTTCTGCTTGCAATGATCTACTAAAGTCTCTTCCTGAAATTGTTGCAGTTGTTTGATTTATTTGTAATCCTGAACCGATATCAAAGTTACCTTTTTGATCGGTTGATGTGAATGGAATTTGTGCTCCATCTTTTGCTACAATTTCATTCTCTTTTATAGGAATTGCACCTTGTAGAGGTGTCGCTATATTTATATCTGTACCCGTACCAACATATTCAAATGAGTGGGAACTTGTTAAGACTCGGCTAATTCTTTGAAGTGTAAATGGATCGTCTGGAAACAACTCATAAGGAACAAATTCATTAAAAGTTATTGTGGTTATTCCACTTGGATTTTCTGTTTGAGTTGCCGATTCAACTGTAAAATATATTGGTTCCATAACAGCAGTGGCAATTCCAGTTTCACCTTCAATATCTACAACTATATTTTGAGTTGAGAGATAATTTCTACCCTGTGCCACCACACTAATCGCAGTTATATTACCAGTTGGACTCACTGTTGCAGTAGCCTCAGCAATGATTCCTTGTGGTCCTTTTGGTTCAAGTTCTCCATCAGCATCTCTTATTAAAACACTCGGTGGATCAAAAGCACTATATCCACTAGTGTCGGCACCTTCAATTAAATTTACAGATCTCAACTGTTGAAGTGGTTCTGTAATTCTTCCACTTCCCACAGTGTCTGGATAATTATCCAAATCAATTTTAAAGTATAATGCTTGCCCATCAAATGGTCTTCGAACTGCTCCAGTAAAAGGTATTGTATTATTTCCATCAGAGTCATCTTTAACATTTGCACAAACAACGGTATCTTGACTATCAGCTGAAGTACTGAGTATAAGTTCATTTGCTGTATTTGTATTACTTACAATTCCTGTGAACTGAGTTGATCCTAATCCAACTGCAACTAAACCAAAATTACCAAAAGATGAGTTTGAGTTTGTCAGGTCACACTGTGCACCAGATCCTGCAAAAATACCAATATCACAGTTAATAGTAAATATTGAAACTAATTGTGCATAAGCATCATTTGTTAATGATACACCAATACCATTCTCATTGTATTGTGTAAAAGAATCACATACCATAGATTTTAAATCAGCACCTATGGTAGATGCAGTAGCATGGTCTCCATCTATTTTCATTCCAATACTACTGGTCATGAAGTTTGTACAGTTTCTTACATATGGTGATCTCCATCTTCCACTTGGACCTTCAGTTGCAGGACCAGGTTCTTTGTAACCACTAACTGCACCATGTCCAACACCTGATGGTGGAGGAAACGCAACACATGCCGACCCATCATAACCAACTCCAACATTTGATCCACCAAAGTTTAAATTTTCAACAAGACATCCTCTTCTTACATGAAAAACATCTTTATTTTTATTTTTTGGTTTTATTATAACCAAACGAAGATCCTCTCCTGTTACTGATACATCTGTTCTTAATCCAATTGGATTATCTTCTTCATAAACACCAGGTCTAATCTTGATTGTATCAGTCTCAACTGCTATTGATGCTGCAGCACCAACAGTTGCTTTTGCATCACCTTCAAGTAACCCACTATTATTATCAGATCCACTTTTAGAAACCCATATCGTTCTTTTAGTTTGAACTCCAGATGGTCTCCATGAAACACCAGTTCCGACTGATGCTAAACGATAATCATCTTTAACATATAATCCAGATGAATGAATTACACCACCACCTGATACAAATGTATGTGCAACTCCAGCAGATACACCACCATCTCCTAAATTAACTTCAAATTGATTTGTTTGAACATTAGATATAACTAACCATTTACCACTATTTGGATCTTTTGATCTTGGATATGATTGACTACCAGTTACACCCTTGTAGTCACACTGAAATGTTAATGTTCCATCTGGAATTTTAATCGAATCACCATTTGCAAAACCATGATTAGCAATGATAATTGTCGTAATACCAGTTGTCGCATTATAATAAGCATTTGTTATTACATTTGAAAGATTCTCAGCGACTGTAGTACCAACGTCATCATTACGATCTTTAATCGTGCTATCAAAATCAACCGTACTACTAAATGTTGAGATACCTGCAACTTTAAGGGTTTCACTAATATTAGTGATATCTAATTCAGTTCTTCCATCTACATCTAAATCGGCATCTATATCAACAGCACTCTTAAATGTTGAAAAACCAGATACATTTACATCATCTAATTCTGTGTGACCATCTACATCTAAATCGGCATCTATATCAACAGCACTCTTAAATGTTGAAAGACCACTTACTTTCAAGGTATCTGTTTCTGTATGACCAGTTATATCAACACCACTATCATTTGTTTCTAATTTAAGGTTTCCTGAAGAATGTAATTTAACATTATATGGACTACCACCTTCAACTATAATACCATCTGTTCCATTTGTACCTTGTATTTTAATATCCTTATCAGTATTCGTCTGTTGAATGAATAAATCACCAATCTCTGCTCTGATATATGAATTACTATTATGATATATCTCTAGTCCGTCTGATGTTCCAAATATTAATTGTTTATTATCTATTAATCTAACATTATCATTAAATGTTGATAATCCTGTGATATTTAAAGTTTGTGATTCAAGATTTCCAAAGACTGTAATTCCAGATCCAACAGTTCTTAATTTTTCTATATTGGCAGTTGTTCCATCTTGAGATACCCCTACCAGACTAACTGCACCACTATTTCCAATACTTACAGTTCCAAGGTTACCTGGTAATATGTTTATCTCAGAAATAAGTGCAGTATTTGTCTGACCTATTGATATAACATCGGTATCTTTCTGTATAACTGATCTTAAAAATCTATTATCATTACCTCCACCAGTAATTTCCAATGAGTAAATGCCAAAGTTTTCATTTACAACAATTGCGGTATCACTTTTAGTTTCACCACTTGCATGTGGAGCAGTATATGATCCACCTGTCAGATGAATCATATTTGAGGTTATTATACCTGAATTTGATATTTTATTTGTAAATATTTGATTATTAAATGTAGATACACCTACAAAAGTAGATATTCCACCTACTCGAAGTGTTTCTGAAATGTTAGTGGTATCTAACTCAGTTCTTCCATCTACATCTAGATTGTCTTGTACATTTAGATTGGCATTTATGTCAACAGCACTACCAAATGTTGAAAGACCTGTGACATTAAGAGTTTCACTAATATTGGTAATATCTAACTCAGTTCTTCCGTCTACATCTAAATCAGCATTTACATCAACCGCACTACCAAATGTTGAAAAACCAGATACATTTACATCATCTAATTCTGTGAGACCATCTACATCTAAATTTTGATTTGCATCTATATTTCCACTGAATGTAGCAGTTTCAGAAACATTCAGAACATCTAAATCTGTTGTACCATCTACATCTAAATTTTGATTTGCGACTATATTTCCATCGAATGTTGCAGTATCAGATACATTAAGAGCGTCAAGATCTGTTGTGCCATCTACATCTAAATTAGCATTTGCATCTATATTTCCACTGAATGTGGCAGTTTGATCAACACTTAAAGTCCCTTGTAACTTTGTATTTCCAATTACATCTAATTTAACACTTGGAACAGAAGTTCCAATACCAACATTTGTCATTCTGTAAATGCCAGTATCTACTCCTACGTGTCCCTCTTCAACTCCCCAAAAATCAGAAGTAAATACAGTAGCTAAACCAGAACCTGCTGGAGTAGAAGTATCAGCAGCAGTTGCAGTTACATTATCAACTCCAATACCAAAACTGTTTTCCTGTGCAAAATTAATCGATGTAAAAGTTTGAGCAGCTCCAGCAGCAGGAACTGATTGACCTTCATTCTCTAAATCAATTCCATCTCCCTGTCCTGGTGCAATTGATGTCCATCGAATACCAGTTCCAGTCCTCTTTAAAAAGAAGTTAGCTGCTCCAGGTGACCCTTCACTATCATAAATGTTTCTTGAAATTGAAACACTACCATCAATAACGAGTCTTAGAGCTCCTTGACTACTGTCACTATAATCTCCTGTTAATGGTATAGGTTTTATTATATCAGTTCCAAGTCCAACTCCTGATGTTCGAATACCAACATCATTTACAATTAAATCACCTGAAGATATAACACCATCACTACTTGTTTCAAATTTTTTATAATTTGCATGCAGTAGTTCTACACCTGCATTATTTGTAAATACTGCGTAATTTTGGTTGTCAGATTGATTTGTTAAAGTAATTACATTTGATCTTATATCAAGAGTTCCACTGGCATCTTCAATTTCACTACCTCCAGCGGTTTTAACATTTACGGTATTAAAAAAGGTAGAAACTCCAGCAGAACTTAATTGCTTTGTAAATAAAGTGCTTTTTTGAGTTGTGATACCAGTTAATGTTGATATACCCGTGACTAAAAGAGTTTCTAACTCTAAATCTTTTATTTTTGCTTTTCCAAATACATCAAGTAACTCTGTCGGTATCGTACTTCCAATACCAACTTTACCAGGATTTAAAAGTGAATTTACACTTAATACTGTTCCACCTATACCTACTTTTAGAAAATCTCTAACTTCTAAATCAGGAAATGATAAACCTTGATTAAATGTGACTTGATTTGTAAATGTAGCAACACCTGTAACTGAAAAACTGGATGAACTAATTTCAGGAACAGACAAAGATCCCCTAATATCAACATCTTTCAGAAAAGTTACATTTTCGTTAAATTGTGCCTCATTACCAGTTACAGATATATTTGACATATTTTAATCTCCCATACACAAATTATTAATACTTACTTCAACGTCAGTTAAGTTTGTACTACTAATAATATTCAGTTTATTTACATTAAAACTTTTATCTGCCATTGATATTTTTAGTTATTTATGTCGTTATTACTTAATAACGAGTTGACCACCAAAAGATAGTCCATTACCTGTAAATCTCACAGAATATTCTCCTTCAACGTTAGGAGGATCAGGATCAGGATCAGGTGGAATGACAGTTCTAAATCTTAAACTTGTTTTATCTGATATTCCTGCATAAGAATTACCTGCTGCATCATCAAAGGCAGTGGCAGAAATTTGAACATAAAAAACTGTATCGTTTGCTAAATCACTGCTTGGGTTTACTGTTATCTGATTAGTTCCCGATCCCGTCACCTGTCCACTTGTTACAGAAATAGTCTCTATGACAGAATCATCCGACGCCTTATAGATAACAATATTTCCACCACTTTGTGCGATTACTTCCTCAGAAAAATTAAGAACAATATTTGTGTCTATTGCGACTCCTGTAGCATCGTTAGATGGAACAGAACTACTTAAAGTTGGATTAGTAACATCACTAACCACAGTGGTAAATCTTAAACTTGTTTTATCTGATATTCCTGCATAAGAATTACCTGCTGCATCATCAAAGGCAGTGGCAGCAATTTGAATATAAAAAGTTGTGTTTGTTTCTAAATTACCACTTGGGTTTATTGTTATCTGATTAGTTCCACCTCCTGTGACTTGACCACTTGTTACAGAAATAGTCTCTATGACAGAATCATCTGATGCCTTATAGATAACAATATTTCCACTTTCTACATCTACTGATTCGGAAAAATTAAGAACGATGTTCGCATTTAATGCGACTCCTGTAGCATTGTTAGATGGAGAAGAACTACTTAAAGTTGGATTAGTTGTATCAATAGCAGTATCAAAAGGAACAATTGCCAATCCACCCTGTATACTATTTTTATCAGACCAATTTGTATCATTTGCACTGGTTGATTCATTACCATAATAAAAATCATTTGTATCTTGTTGACCAATTGATGATAACCAACTTTTTATATTTGCAGAAGTCCAAGTTCGATTATATTGTAATTTTGTGGCAATTAAACCAACTGCAACTGGACAGGCAGAACTCGTTCCATTAAAATATCTATCGTAACTACGAGGAGATTGTACAGAATTATAGGTATAAAAAGAATCATAACGAGAATATCCACTCGTTCTATTATCAGAAGCTGCAAATGTATAATCTGCAACAGAATAAAGATCAACAAAGTCACCAGTACCACTATAATTTACTTTTCTCTCTTTCCCAGATGAAAAATCATCATCTAATGCTCCAATTACAATTGTATTATTAAATGCAGTTGGAAAACCTCCCCTATTAAGAGTTTTATGATAAGTCAGTCCATCATAAGAAACAAAAAATTGTGTTGAACTTAAAGAACTGTTAGAACCAGAACCAACGTAATTATTATAATCTGAGTGAGTGCTTTTAACCATCTTTTGATTACGGTTTCCAGCAGAACATACAAAAATAACTCCTGCTGCAGTCATTTCATTTGCAGCAGTCATAGTTGATCCACTTACAGGTTCACACTGGACAGCACTACCACCCTGATCAAGAGTTCGATTGGTCATGAATCTTGGAGCAGTCCCTCCTGTACCGTCAGTGTTACCATCCGCATCCCAACTGGTATATTGAACTCCAGTTGTAGTGCCATCAATCGAAGCAGGTCGATAAAAATAGTAACCACTTGATCCTAACGTACTTGGTCCAAATCTTCTCCCCCAACTATTACTAGAGATTGTTGGATTTTTATTCCCATGAGTTGGATGTGTCGGTTTAGTCTGATGAAATATTTTTTGTAAATCAAAACCAACTTCAAACAATACACCACCTGATCCATAAAGATTTAAAAACCATTTATTTGCATTATAAGCCCAACCATACTGTCTCCCGTATGCCTGAGAAGCACATGGTGTTCCATGGCTTCCACTTCCACCTTTATAACTTTTATTAGTTCCATTACATCTATCCCTATTATAGGATCCTCTATGTGGTCCGTTTGCAAACCAATCACTGCTGTTAGGTGCAGTGATCGTTATATCAAATGTTGATGTCGATCCCGTGCCCGTGCAAGGATTATCTTTAACATTAATATATCCAATCATAGAGTGATTAGCACACCGAATATAATAAACTCCTGCAGTGTTGGGTGTCCATGATGTTGTCGAGTTTCCATTAGCACCTTGACCTGTGGCAGCTGGAGTAGTGACCTGATCTCCAGTTCCAGATGTTAATGCTGTTTTAATGTAAAATGCGTGTTCAGTGCCAACATTTGACATATTAAAGTTGACAGTATCCCCAACATAAAGTCTAACGTATGGACGGATTTGATTTATAATAGCACCTGAGTCAGGAGTCACAGTTCCTATACTTGCATAAGCAGCAGATCTTTTTGATGCATCAGACCACCATTCCTTTGCAACAGACTCAACTGGAACTTTTGTTCCATCCCAACGAGTAGTTAATCTTGTGCTAGGACTTGCCTCAAACCATGCAGAATCAAGATAATAAGGAGCATCTAAAACTAAATCCAATAAGTCACACATACCAGTTGTGGAAGACGATGAAAATCCACTTCTTAAAGCATTACCACCAACGTAATTACTCGGTGCTTCAGTAGAAGCATTTCCCCCTACACCATCTCCTTGTGAAGCATCATAAGTTTTTATATTTGTAATTGCACTTGGATTGCAGAATTCAATATGCCCAAACCACATATCCTGATCACATACAATTACATCAATATCTAATCCCGTTCCATATTGAGGTAATTTACTATTAACTACGGATGTTGGATCTCCTAATGTCACCCAAGGATTTTTTTTTGCCGAGTGTCGATATAATTGAGCTGAACATCTATTCAATTTATCAGAATTAAAATTTTCACGAATACCACCAGAAGTATTAGTTATTTTTTGTTGATTTTTTACATTTGATGAATATCTATCGGTTAGACTAACTTCTACTAAATCGTCTGGGTTACTCTGATAAGTTCCTGGATATGCACATATATTGACATTTACATAATCTACTTTTGAATTTGATCTAAGTTCAATTGCTTCTGTATCTGTTAATAGATAAATTCCTCTTACATCACTTTGAAGACAATCATTTACACACTCACATTCATCCGTCGGTATATTATCCTCTAATGATCCATCCTTCATCAACTCAGCATGAATGAACTCCCAATCACTTTTTTGAAAACAACCAACACAATATTCTTTTTTTACATCACCTGATGGTTCTTTAGGTAATGTATCTTTAAATGCTTCAAAATCTGCTTTTCGACTTTCATAATTATCAAGATCAGTTAAACTCATAATTTACACTATCTACCTAAATCTGGTACATCTCCAGTTCCAGAAACAACTGGTCCAGATATAAATTTATCATCTGCAGGAGGATTTTTAAGATAATCCTCACCAACATAACTACCTTTAAATACTCTCTGTAAAAAACCACCAGCAGTTTTCTCAATCAAATTGCCAATAAGACCTTTTGCTTGAACTTTCGTTCCTTTCAAAGTCACTGTTGATGCAGCATTTAAAGTTATATTTCGACCAGCCTTTAAATCAATATCTTCGTCTGCCTGAACAATTACACTTCCTCCAGAAATTTTTACCTGACCATTACCCATCACGGTTATTGTAATATCTCCCTCAACTGAACTAATTTTAACAGAAGTATCACTTCCACTATTCTTAGATCCTGCAACCACCTCAATTGTTCTTTCATTATGAAGTCGATAAACTCCAGATTCACTTAAAGCAGAAAACTGTTTGTCCTTATTATCTGTAACAGCATATTGTAAATATGTATTTGGACCATCAGATCCCATCTGTGGATTATTCACATCAAGTCGAAACTTAGGACCTTTACTATCAATCCTTCTTGCTTCCCAATTTTGATTTGATTTTTCTGCCATTAGTAACCACCTCCATATCCACCACCACCTGATGGAGGAGTGCTTGGTGGTGGAGTGCTTGGTGGTGGAGTCGTTGATGTATTATTTGTCATGGTTGATGTTGGAGTTATAGTTGGTTGATCCGTTGTAGTGTCTACTTGTGTGGTAGTTGATGCGACACCTATAACAGATGGTGTGAAACTTTGCTCTGGTGTGTCATAAATTATTTCATGTGGCACTGAAGTGTGAACTGCACCTACCATTTTTTCACCAGTTTCAGGATGGAAATGATAAGGACCGTAATATGGTTTACCGTTTACATATCCCACAATTTGATTAGTTTCTGGTCCTACACAATCTATAACTTGAATTATATCACCTTGTGGAGTAAGAGGTAATCTACCTATTATTGGTTTGATAAGTGCACCGACACCTGTGGATGAAGATACAACAATTTTAGGTATTTCAGTAATTCTAACATTATTTATTGGAGTCGCAGATATGATTACACCGTTGTTAATCGTCAAATTATATCCATCTGCAGACGCATCAATATATCCTTGCCCACCATCTACTACTTTAGTTCCAATAACACCAACAGGAGTTTCGTCAGAATTTATAACATCATCAGTATTCGCACTCGGATAATTTTCTCCATCAGAAATCATATCTACACCGATAATCTGACCATAAGTATTTGAATTTGGATCATAATCAATAATAGCTCTTCCAACTGCACCATATCCTTGTCTACATGGATCTTCAAAACTTACAACGGGAGGAGTCGTGAAGTATGTTGAACCTGGATCTGTAATCTCAACACCAATAATACTTGCAGTTCGACTCACATCCGCAGTGACATCAGATAATCCTTCTGTATTATCTACGATACCACCTAATATAACTCGACCCAATCCACCAATACCATCACCACCAAAGAAACTGACAGTTGGAGGTCCACAAAAAGTTTTAGTCGCACAGTCTGGTTTTGTTAAAGGACCACTATCGGCACCAAGTGTATCTGCGATATTCATATTTTTTAAAACATTATCATAAGCATCCTGTAAATCGAATGTTCTAGCAGCACCGTATCCAAGAGTAAATTTTTTGACTTGACCCACACATTTACCATCACTTTGATTACAATCTAATACTCCACCAATCGATTTAAATACGTCAGAACTACTTCGAAGAAAATCCTGAACTTTAAAACTTTTTGGAACAATATCACTCAATCCCTCAAGTGGTGCATCAAGAGCCGATGATATATCATTTGTAATTCCATTTAATAGTGAACCAGCTAATTGTTCAGTAATACATGTTCCAGTATCCACCACTTCAAAAACAGCTGATGTAATCATATCTCGAATTGTTTGTCCTAATCCATTAACGACTTTACCACTCAAACAGTTAAGATCATCTTGAAGTGATTTTACTTTTGATACTTGTGCTTTTTGTGCTTCAATACCTGCAATTTTTGCAAGACCACTATTTTGAGTGGCTGCAAATACAGTTCCATATACTTTATTATACAATGAATCCAATCCTCCCTGAAGTTCAGGAATCATACCTGAATACAAAGATTCCATCATTGTTGACACTGCACTATTTGATAAATTTTGTATTTTTTTAGTTACGTTCGCAACATCAGATAAAAAATCTGTGCTTTCACTCGCAACTGATAGTAAATTATCCAGACTTGCAGATACTTTTCCTATAAAATTATCAGCACAAGCATCAGCAGGTATTTCTGATTTTCCAAAAGTAGATGATGCTGATATTTTATCTTCACCTTTACCTACTTTTCGTGTGACAGGAGATTCTTGTGAATCTGCATTTGTGCCACCAGATTCATCCTTCTTCAATGTACCACTTACAACTGATATATTATCATTATATCCAGTAAATGGTATAAATCCAATTGATTCTGAGGGTAAATCCTTTCCAACATCTTTTGTTCTTGCAAAAGATCCTAATATCATAGGTTGTTGTGCAGTTTCACCATCAAGAAAAAATCCAATTACAACATCACCTGGTCTTAGTTCAATAGATGTTGCAAAATTTGCTCCTCCCGTTCCTGATGTAGAGGGAAGCATAACATTAGCCCATGGTAAATCTTCATCAGGTAAATCCACCTTTGAAAAAGGATGATATCCCATGATACGAACCTTTAATCGATTACCCCATGTTTTACTTCCTTTTTTTGGTGCAAGTTGTTCCCCTTGTGCTGCTGATGGTGCAATTTGTCCCACCCACCAACGGAAACCATCCTTTCCTACAAAATTAGTTTTAAGTAATGATTCGTCTATCATGATTCGTCTCCAGTCAATCCAAATGTATCTCTCACTAATGTCATAGAAGTAAATGATCTTTTTGCCTCAAAATGATGGCATAATTCTTTTATTAAATATTTACCACCTGTTTCTTGATCAAATTCAATAGAATCCTCTCTTGATATTTTAGGAAATCTACAAGTTATAACATCTCCAGCTCTTAAATCTGTATTGCAAGGAACAGTCATACTTAAACTTTGTGTCATTAGTAAATTATATCTAACAATATTTTGTCCTTGATATTCTTCAGGAGAATAATTAGTATCGGTGGACACACCCACTGTTGCACCGACATCAACAATTTGAGATACAACTCTTGTCGGAAGTTGATCTAATGTCTGAGTTGCATCATCAGATATTTTAGGTAACTCTAAATCTCTACCAAGATTTTTTATACCCTCTTTTGCTCCGTAATTATATTTTGTCTGTGAAAAAACAAAATTTAAAGGGTTAAATGCCAATCTAACAAATGAATAAGTTCCCATTCTTAAGTTTTCGATTAAGTTTTGATTCTTGTCTACACTGTACTGTAGAATTTTATAATCATTATTTCGAGTTATTGAACTTTCATTTACATCTGTGTAGGTATATGTTGCCTTTGACTTTTCTTTAATAAGAGAATCAATAGATGCAAATTTAAATCCATCTTGAGTTTGAAAAAATACAAATCCAGCTGTCGCATTTTTTGAAACATCAGGAACTGATTTAGATGCTAATGATATTAATGTTGAAAAAGGTTTTCTAAGATTACCAACAAAATTATAAGATCCTCTTGTATTTTCCACAGTATATCTAGATTCATCTACCACTAAGACATCTTTCAATATTTTATTTACAGAATTACTAATTGTTCCATTGTATCTTTTCATCACTCTGGTAGTTTCGTTTGTGATTGCCTCTCTTGATACTAAATTAAGTAAAAAACTTTCCCTCTGTTCTTCTTGAAGAACTTGGGTAATACTTGATACAAACAGATATTTTTTAGGATCTGATGAAAAATCAAGTCCAGTTTTTTCTAATCCTGCTTGTGTTTCCCCTTGATCTATAATTTTCATCGACAATCTCTCACCACCTCTTAAGGGAAGTCCATTATAAATTGATTGTTTCGCACCATCCGTTTTCTTTGGATCAATAGTATCTTTGGGTGAAATACTATCACCTGTGTTTATGACTCTTATTTTTGCAGTCACAGTGGGTGAGAGAATATCCTCATAATAATCAATACTGACAACACCTGATCTCAAATCAACTGTTCTTTCTTGATCATTTGACTCAAGTATAAGTTCTTCAAAACTGGATGCTTCTGATGCTGACATATGTTAAAATAGAGATAAGGCGAATTGATCTTTAATACTGTTATCTTTTTGAACTACAATCTTAGTTTTACCTTTAGATCTCATTCCTCCTTGTGATTGAGACTGACCACCTTTGTTTCCAACAATCATTACAGTATTTTTAGATTTCCTCTCTGGTGTGATTGTGGTCGTACTCACTGTTTTTTTAGGTTTACTTATATTTAACTGATATGCCTCTTTTGCTGCTTTAATTTCCCTAAAGTCAGTTGTTGTGGATCCATCCTCTCTTACAATAGTAAACTTACCACTACCTGATTTACCGATAGAAGATCCTTCCATTTTTAAATTTGTAGGTTTTCCGTCACTTTCTTTGGTGATAGTTGATTGAACTTGCTCAGTTAAATTAGAATTTTCAGGTCCGACAATATCAACACCTGTTCCTGCCTTTTCAATTGTTTTTATTGTATCATTAAATTCATCAGATTTTGATGCCATAGTTTTTTGAACATCACTGACACTTGATTTAAGTTCTTTATCCTTTAAATCTTTATCTGTCAACTCTCGATTTATTTCTTTCTTTACTTTTTTCTTCTTTAATCCAAGAAAACTCTTAACACCATCTAAAAGTTTGTCTTTTATATTAGTAAATGCATCTTTTAGTTTTCCAAAAGCTCCCTTAATTGTATCTCCAATATCATTAAAATTTAAATTTGATATAACATCGAAAGCTTTTCCAATAACCTTACCAATAGATTTAAAAAATCCAACCACACCATCAAAAAATGCTTTAAATTTATCTACAATATCACGAATTACTTTGATTACTTTTTTGATAAAATCAATGATTTGAGGTAATTTATTAAGTACAAATCCAACCAAAAGTATTTGAATAAGTGACATTAATCTCTCTAATGGTCCTTTTCCAGAAGTTCCTGTTGTTTTTTGTTGCTCTCCTTTTCTTTGAGATTTTTCTTGTTCTAATAGAGATTCCTTTTCCTGTCTTTTTTTCTTCTCTTCTCTATACTTTTGAAACCTTTCAGAGGTTGCTCTCAATCTTTTCTTAATTTTAATATTTTTTTGTACAGATTTTGTTAATCTCTTACTACTTTTAGCGACACCCTTCATCACACCTGCAGTCTTAGATGCTATTTTTGCTCCGATTTGTAAAACTGCTGATGCTGCCATATTATACTAAAATATTATATTGAGTTTGTGAGTATAATGTGAAATTATTATCAGAATTTGATGCAGATATATTTGGAATTGAAGATGCCAGATTTCCACTACCAAAAGCTCCGACTGAACCACCACTCACATTCGTAGTTGCATCCACAAAATTTGGAGGTGCTTCATCAAGTGTGGAGACACTTACTTTTTTGGGACTTGAATCTATATTAGGAGATGTTGTTACACCTCTGAGACGATTATAATATTTTGATTCAATTTCTTCTTTTATCTCATTTTTTCTTTTTTGACTAACAACAGGGACTCTTACTCTTCTTTTTCCAACTCTTTTTATTGTGTATGAATCAGGTTCGGCATTTTCCTGTGCTTGTTTGACCTCTGCATCCATTTTCGTATGAGTATCATTTAAAACCTTACGTTGTGCTTGAACTTCTTGAAATATTTTTTCCTGTTCTGCACTTCTTTTACCCTTAACCTTAAAACCTCTACTAGTATTTTTACCAGGTTGTCCCTTTATATTCATTCCAGCATCTTGTAATCTTTGATCTAAAGCATCATGTTTTTCTGTGAATGCTGCACCACCAGTTGCATAATCTCTTCCAGCATCAACACCCTTTTTCATAGCAAACAACACACCAACTCCCGCTGCTAGTCCAAGTGCAATCAATCCTGCTGGACTTGCCAGAAATCCTAATATCGCACCACCAATGGAAATGACGGCACTTGCTACACCAGATATGATGCTAGGTAATGCCAATAGACCACCATTTAAAGCAAGAAATATACCACCAACCACTGCGACTGACTTAATTATTGTATTTCTCATCTTTTTAAATGTTTCAGTATCACCAGACATTAGTGCCTGAATCATTTTAATTCCTTTATCTGCTATAAATCCACCAAAAAGCAACATAAAAGCATCAGCTAATCGACCTAATACACCCTTAACAGTTTTACCAACTGCCTCTACAGGTTTAAGCAGAGTTTTACTTATCGATTTACCAACACCTTCTAATAATCCCTCTTTCTTTTTAGATTTGTCTTTTTCATCTTGTAATATCTGTTTTCTTTGTGCTTCTCTTTGTATTGACTTTTCTCTCTCAGCGTCATTTACTAATATTTGAGAAACACGATTAGTATTTAATATAACGACGTTTTTTAATAATACTATTTCCCTTGAGTTTTTTTGTATTTGCTTGGCAAGAGGATCTGATCCTTCCCTATTAAAAACTTTATTTGCATTTATCTTTCTTCTCTTTAAAATAGGGCTACCACCAACACCACCTCGCATTGAAGTCATCTTATTACTAAAATTTTCATATGCTGGAGAGTTATCCATTACCTTGTTGTCTTTGTTTTAAGTTTTCTTCTTCAATATATTGTTCTAAAAGAGCAATATATACATCTTTTTCCCATGGTATCATGTTTTCAATCTCTGTTAATGAATATTTATGGTGCTGCATCAAAGCAAAGTTAATCTTATAGTATGACTCTAAACTCGCATGAGCCATACCTACTCGAAAAAAGACGATAACCCTTCTAAAACGATATCACTTTTTACCTTTGTCTCTGGATTCGTCACTTTAACGGTATGAGACAATTTAGGCATGGTATCAAAGAAATTTTCAATCTCTTTAAATTGTTTTGAATTTAATTGATCCAAAAACTCAACCATTTCCTTTTTTGTACAATCCGCAGATGTCCAAGATTCTTCTTCATTGTATATTTGATCAATACATGAGATAATTAAATCAAATGACTCCTCAACTCCAATATTACCAGTTAAATCAAAATTACTTTTTATAAATTCTGATAATGAAGGATATTTCATTCTTAATACTAAATTATCATCTAATTTTATATCTTTGTTATGATCAGGATGTTTTTGAACTTTGATTTCATCAAGTGGAATCATCACAGGAACTTGTGTTTTTTCATCATCAGGACATGTAATGAGAACTTCGACATTCTCACCAACAGATTTTCCCCTTATATTTAAAAAGAGATATTCAATATCAAAAGTAGATAATTTATCAACCTTAATTCCTCTTGATAATATACAATTATTAATTACACTTTTAATTGCATTCGTTATCTGTTTCTGATCTTCAGATTCCATTGCAATAATCAATATCTTCTCCTCTTTAACTAAAAATGGTCGATATTTTATTTTTCGATCAGAAGAAGGTAAAACCAACTCATATGTCGGTGTTGCAATTTTTGGTAATGGCATAATGTTTATAGAACTTCAGTAGTTTTATTTATAGGACTTTTTTGAAATCCTGACAGACTAAAAATTTTGGGGAATTTTTTTTCCCCGATTTTTGAAATTAAAAGTCAATTTTGGTTTAGACTCTTGCCTTTTCAATGTTCTCACTCTTCTTTCTATTAAAAGAAAGACTTGTTTCTTCTCCTGCAATATATCTCTCATAACTGAACGTTACATTAGTTCTCAGCACATCAGAACTACCATACTGAACAGGAGTAGAAGAAAAATTAATTGGGAACAACCCAAAGAAAGTATATTCTATCTCTGAACGATAATCAACATTAAACTTTATAATTTTTGTCTTGTCACATTTATAACCTGCCGAACCTCTTGGATATCTCATTCGATAAAAATATCCCAAGTCAGTTTTCTTTAAAGGTGAAGTTGGTGACTTTTCTGATCCAGTTGCAACGTAATCTATCCAGTGTTCAAAAAACTTTATCATTTTATAATCTTTATCAACATAGAAATCAAGTGATAACTCTGTAAATATTCTTGTATGTGCGAATTTTTCTTGTACACCCGTAAAATTACCAAATATATCAGTTGTTGCAAGAGAACTACCTGGTATTGATGCTTGATTGCATAATAATCCAGCGTTCTCTGTTATAAATCTTCTATTTACCCCCTTTGTACCAAGAAACTGAAATAGGTCTCTTGATAGACCATCAAAGAACACCTGATAATGAGATGTTTGAGCTACATTAGTCAGTATTGGTTTGATATCAGCTATTTTCTTAGGACGAACCATCTAAATACTTTATATTTTGTCTTACTATCTATTTAGATGTCATATAAAGGTAGATATAGACCATCGAATCCAAAAAAATACAAAGGTGATTCATCTAACATAATATATCGATCACTTTGGGAAAGAAAATTCATGGTTTATTGTGATAATCAAACGAAAATACTTGAATGGGGAAGTGAAGAGATTGTATTACCCTACCGATCACCTATTGATAATAAAGTTCATCGTTATTTTCCTGACTTTTATATCAAAGTCAAAGAATCTAATGGTAAAATAAAAAGATACATTATTGAAATCAAACCTAAGAAACAGACAGTCGAACCGAAGATGAAAAAGAAAAAAACGAAGGGATATATCTACGAAGTCTATGAATATGCAAAAAATCAGGCAAAGTGGAAAGCAGCAGAGGAGTTTTGTAAGGATCGAATGTGGGAGTTTAAAGTATTAACTGAAGATGAATTAGGAATCAAGAAATGAATAGTTATCCCACCGATGATAAAGAAAATCGTGTGAGATCTGTAGTCTATGGTCTTATTGGCACGGAAGAAGCTGATGATATCATGATTGAGTTGATGGATAATTTAAGTACAACGGCAACATCATCTCCAAGTGTCGGAAGATATTATGTATTTGTTTACAGTGCCAAAACTCCCAACATCCAATACGATTCGAATCCATTAGTCGCAGTGACCGATGTATTTGAATGGGGTTTTCGTGGTATCAATCTTCATGTAGGTCAATATCGTAATTATACCTACAATGAACTGGTTGGACAACTATATGAAGTCAACTCATATGAGTTATCTGATGTAAGAGAACTGCCATTTGGAAAAATGCAGCTAAATAGTTAAAAAAAGATATAAATGTCAACTTATACCGTTTCAGGAATAACATATGATACTGCGACTGGTAGACCAATCAATCGTGATGGTGGTCTATTATTGGACAGTGAAATTAAAGCGTCTAGAAGATCTACTAATACAACTAATACAGGAAAAACAAGAAATAGAAAATTTAAATCACTTAGATATCCCGTGGCAAGATTAGAAAGTGATAGTGATTATCTTGAAATTAAAGTTCTTGAATATCAACCACCAGGATTTGAAACAAGTGGCACTGGACAATCTCTCCGACTACAAACAAGTTCAGAATCCTTAAAAAATAAAGAAATTATATTAGGTACAATTTTTCTTCCTATTCCAGAATCAATCACCGACTCAAATGGTGTGACTTGGGGTGAGGATAGTTTGAATGGACTTGCCGCTACTGGTCTTGGAATTGCTAAAGACTTAATGAAAGCTGACAGTATGGAGGAATTAAAGAAAGCAGGAAATCGTGGAGTTGAAGGTGTGAAAGATTTAATTAAAGATGATATGACCGCAGCTGCTATCAATTCAACCTTTGCATCAATGGCAGTTAATGCTTTAGGTGGTAACACTAGTGCTGCAGGTATCCTTGCAAGACAAACTGGAGCAATATTAAATCCAAATATGGAATTATTATTTGGTGGTGTTCAGTTAAGAAGTTTCAGTTTTAGTTTTGATTTCGCACCCAGAGATGAGAACGAAAGTATTGTAATTAAAAAAATCATTCGTGCTTTCAAAAAAAGTTTAAATGCAAAAAATAGTTCAACTGGTGAGAATAGCACTGGACTCTTTATAAAATCACCAGATGTATTTCAATTAACTTATAAAACAGGTGCAAAAAAT